AATGTTTATTACTAAGACTCTAAAATACTTTCAAGTAATTTTAATGAATCTAATCCTTCATCGCTTGATAAATAAGAAGCAACAATAAACTTTGCATCCTCTCCGTAAGGGACTACTAGCATTCTACTTTTATTACTTGAAGTATTGAACCATACCTCCTTTTGGTTTTTTCTAAAGGTAAGTAATTTCTTATCAAAAAATAAAGCAACATTTCCTTGTAGTTTCAGCATAGGGTCTCCAAGAATATTTAAAAACTCTTGTGGCTCTCTCTTTGCAAATATTAAAATATCACGCTTTAGTTCTGCTGTTGATACTTTAGATGAATCTTTTCCAAATAATACTCGGCTAACATTCTCTATCATTTCTACAGAAAGCTGTCTTGCCTCAATTAAAGCATCTACTTCTAAGTTTAAGATTTCAACAATCTCTGCTGCATCTTTTGCCTCATTTACTTCATTAAATTTTTTACCGTTTAACGGGTGATAGTGTAAAAACTCTTGTAATACCTGATTATTTTTTGGAACGTTTAAGAAACCATCTTCAAAAATAACAGGCTCTAGTATAGCATTTCCATCCTGCTCATCTTCAAATGGTGAGTTTTGATTACGTGCATACCTAAGAGCACGGTTTGTACCTGTTACATCATCAAAGTGTAATAATGGAAACCTTCTTGAGTTTCTAGTTGGCAGCATAAAAGAAAGAGGAGCTGCGTCTCTTGTTAGTTTGTAAGTCTTATCTACAAATTTTTTTGTACCTTTTTTCATTTGATATAATTTAAAGTTTATAATAAAAAGGATGGTGTCTTTAAGGACACCATCCTATATTTAATCTACTTAATCTTGAAAGATAAAGAAGTTATTTGCACCTAAAGTACATACTGCTCTCTCAGACAAGAAGTTTACCTCCATTGCATCAAGGTCAGAGTTCTGTGCTCCACCTGCTGAACCTGTAATCCAAGTCTTGTAACGTCTGTCTTCAGTTTCTGAAGCTCTGTAACGAACGTGTAAGAAAGGACGCTTTGCATTCTTTCCTAAGATTTGGTCATAAACAGAAGTAGAACCTGCAGGAAATAACATACCACTTACTTTACCTGAACCTGCTCCACTTGCAAGACCACCACGCATTGTTGGGTCATTCAAGTATTTCCAATCAGACTTGTAGAAATCGTAACCTCTACGGAATCCTGAGAATCCTAAGTTCAATGCCATTTCAGTATCATTGTCAAACAAACCGAAAGACGCTGAGTTAGAAGAACCACCTGCAACGTAACCGTTAAGTGTAGCTAACATATCATCAATATCAAAAGAGAAATCTCTGTCAACAAATAATACATTCTCTTCGATAGCACCCTGCTTGTCTAAACGACTAACGATGGTATCAAATTCTGCTAGTGTAGTTGGATTTCCTCCACCCCATACGTTACCTCTATTAGAGACTACGTGGAATATACCTTCTGAACCTTTGTTACCTACATCACCTGTAGCTGCAATTGCACCTGAACCTACTTCAGCAGGAACAGCTTCAATCATTGCAGTCTCTAAGTAATCATCAAAACGTAAACGAGTTTCGTGCTCAGACTTCAAATACCATAGGTATCCTGAAGCACCGTTCTCAGTTGTAACCTCAATCCATCCAATTTGAGCCATATCAGAACCTGATACAGAGTACTTATCTTTTATGATAATTGGAGAGTTTTCAAAGATTACGTCATCAGCCTCTAAAGAGCCTTGCATTCCGTTTGTTCCTTTCTTGAACTCTGAACCATAAATAAATACAGTACAAACCTCTGCTTGACCAAAAGCCTGTCCTCCTGCTTCATAATAAGCTATATCAAAAGTTGCTGCCGCTGTATTAACTGCAGTTACAATTGCTTTGTTAGAACCGCCACCTGCGTTTCCAATAACCATTACAGTCTGTCCAACACGTACCGCAATTTGCGATGCCTGTCCTGCTGCTTGGTTTGCCGGTACTAAAACGTCATTCACTCCAATAGTAGCTACATCATCTGCTGCTGCTCCTGTAGATAGACAGTTTACATACTTCGTGTGTAATCTTCCTTGTTCTGCCCATTTGATAAGGTCAGAGTTAGAAGGCATCTCAGCACCTACCATACGTAGGAAAGATGAGATTGTTCTGTTACCATAACGCTCAAATTCCTTTTCGTAAGTATCAGGAAGATACTGATTTAAGAAATCAAAGTTGGTAATATAATTTGTGGATAACGGTGTTTGCGATGCACTTGGCTGCAAATCGAATCCGGGCGTTGCATTTACTTGTCCTGCCATTTTTTCTAATTTTTAATATTAATTATTTTTCTTATTGCTCCTTATTTTCAAGCCACGTCCTGAGTCGGGATTGACGGCTCTAACTTGCGTTCCCCCTTGTGATGAAAATTCAGGTGTATTTCTTGCAGACATATTCACGTTCTTAGTCTGTTTCATTACATCATCCTTTCCTTCAGCCTTACCTTGCTCATAAAAGAACTTAGCAAACTTGTCAGGGTTCATTGCCACGGCTAATGACTTGTGGTATCCAACTGAATCCTTAAGCATACCATCCTCGTCTAAGTAATCCTTTACAAAGTCTTGAGGTGATTGATGCTTATTTAATAACTCACTTGTTTCCCCCGGCTTGAAATTAACTTTTTTGTCTCCATCAACAGTAAACTCAAAACCTTTGAACTCGCCTCCGAAAACTTCTGAAGTCTTTTGCTTATACCAATCGGCTTTACGCAATATTTCTTCGTCTTTAGTCTTAGCCTCACTAACATACTGCTTATACACCTCCAACTCTTCTTGTTCTTCCGAAGAAAAGGATAACCCACTTGACTCAAGGGATGTTCCATATTTTTCTTTTTCAGCTTCAAAATAATCTTTGGCCTTAGCAATAGTTTTCTTTTTTAAAAGTTTAACCTTTCTAATATCAGACTCTTCGTCAAGGTCTTCATCATAGAAGTAATCTTCCATCATTGAATCAATATCCTCTTCGTCTAGCCCTTTCTCAGTAGCGGTTAAATACTCTCTTAATAATTTATCAGGGTCTTTCGCATCAAAGTCTTCGTTTAACTTAACAAAATCCTTTATACCTCTTCCTGTTTCTTTTTTATACTTATAATAAGCAGCTACGTCTTCAGGTAGCTCACTATTTTCTTCTCGTGCTTGAGTTAGGTCATCAAGAGAATTAATCTCCTTGCCGTACCTGTTTCTCATAAAAGAGAGAACATCCTCTTCTTTTAAGTCGTTCTTAAGAATTACACCACTTTTCTCATAATCTATAGTAGCTCCTTCTTCGGGATTATTAACAGCGACTGATTCAGCTCCTTCTAATTTCTGTTCGTGCTTATCAAGCAACTCCCCTTCAACTTGTTGTACCGACTTCTCTTCAGCGTCAGAAACAATTTTTACATTTGTGTACTCCATATTTAATTTAATTTATAATTTACCTTGGATTGAATTCTGCTAAATCAAATCCATCTAAACTATCCTCGTTTGATTCAAAACTCATTGGAGGTAGGTTATTTTTTCTTTGATTTATCATTTCACTTTGCTCTGTATTTTGCTGACTAATCCTACTAGATTTAGCCTCTTCTCGTTTGTCTTCTCTAGCTGATATACTTTCCATTTCCATAGTTCTCAACTGCATATTTAAACTAAACTCCTTATCCATAAGAACGCCTTTTAATTCAGCCTCTTTTTGAAGTTTCATTATTTGACCTTGTATAAGACTTTCATTTATTTGCATTTTAGCTTGAGACTCCATTTGAATACCTTGGGCTTGAATTTGAGCTTGAGCCTGTTGCTGTTGCATTGCTTGTTGAGCCTGCATCGCCTGTTGCTCTGCAACCAATCTCTCCTCTCGCTCTTGCTTTGACTTCCTTTTAAGTTTTAATAATTGGTTTGCGGTCTTAATGTTTCTAAGCTCTCTTATGTCAATAGCATCTTCCAAATCTATTCCTCCCTTAGATAGAGCCATTTGAATATTTTGCTCTAACTGAGCTTTTTGTTCCTCGTCAGGTGCAACCTCTATAAATATACCAAAGTCATAAATATATAAGTCAGATATCTCTCCTAAAATACTTACGTTGTATTTTCCAATTTGGTTTACAAACTCATCTTTAAAATCAGCATACTCTAAAATATCAGATATTCTATAAGTTAATGCCTGAGCAAATGCTCTGTACATATACAAACTTCCTTCAAGTATGTGTCTTGTAGCTGTGTTTGAATTTAATGCTGCTAACTTCTGAACACCAACCAAAGCATTAGGGTCAGGAGAACTTCCGTCTCTTGCTTCATTTAAGCCTGTTACAGAGCGAATCATTCCTAAGTAGTGATTATAGTTACCTATAAGCATCTGTGTCTTAGACGCTCCTGAACTGCTTGTAAGCTGTGTTATAGGAACTTTACCTTGATTGTAATCACCATCTTGCGTGTAGCTCCTACCGACAACACTACCTGTTTGGAAGTATAATCGTAAAGCATCTTCAGGATTATAAGCATTACCCGTACCCAAGTCTACTTCATTTAATCCATCGGCATCAATAAACACACCGTCAGGTACAACCTTAGATATAACCTGCTGAAGTTTTAAATGAGTAATCTGAATAAGGTCAGCGAATGGTATCATTCTTCTAACTAAAGACTCAATAACACCCTTGTACATACGAGGTGCTACCGCTACATAATTTGGTATAGCGTGCTGAGACGCTGACTTAGGTCTAACCATATTCTCAGCCATCTCCCACTTTAACAAGATGTTTGTACCCATAACCATTATACCCTCATACCATACATCTATTGTCTTAGATACTTTCTCAAAGTTTCCTTCCTCAAGCATCTCAACAGGTGGATTAAATGTATCATCCTTTTGAACCATTTTTATCGCACCTGAATCATTTATTTTTTTCTTATAAGTAAACGTATTTGTTGTCTTGTAATTAAAATACATTAAAGTACAAGTGTCTCTATAAAATATATCATTATCATAATACTGTGCTGTATTGTAATAATCCATCCAACCCTGTGAGCTTTTAGAAATTGTTTCTAAATCCTCTTTAGAAAGTGTTGGGTCAATTTTCATTAAATCCGTAATAGGAACTGTCTTAACCTCTCCCCAATAAAAACAATCCTTAAAGTGTGGGTCTTCAGTATAACTGTACACCACATTTGCAGGGTCTACATAACTAAT